AGTGCTACTCTAACTAGTACTTATGGATCGGGTTATGGAAGTCCTGTAATAAATATAAGTACAAGTAACAGTTCGGCAGGGACTAATTTAGTGGGTGGTAACACTATAAATTTAACTGCTAACACCACCTATTATTTAGTAGGTTATTTAAGTAATATTGGTGGGGGTACTAACTTATACTACAATAATTTTAATTTTAGTTTTTCTTTAGGTACTAATCAAGTAACATCCGGTGGTGCAGGTGGTGCAGGTGGAGCAGGTGCAAGTTACAATGCTAATGCAGGTTCGGGTGCTTCGGGTGGAGCAGCAGGTGGAACAAATGCAGGAGCAGGTGGTTCTGGAGGAAATGGTGGAGCTTTAGGTGCGGCGGGTGCTTCGGGTGCAGCAGGTGGAGATGGAACGGGATCAAATGTAAGTTTTCCTTCAACAGCTCCAGTAGATGGTGCTTCGGCAGGTGCTTCGGGTGCAGCAGGGAAGTATATTAATGGGTTAAGTAATGTTACACTAAATAATTCAGGAACAGTGGCAGGGAATACAGCGTAATGCCTTTAACAAAACTAAATTTTAAACCGGGAATAGTAAGCGATATTACTTCTTATAGTAATGAAGGGGGCTATGTAGACGGTGATAAAATAAGATTTAGACTTGGTTTTCCAGAGAAAATAGGTGGATGGCAAAAAGCTACTGGAGGTACTTATCAAGGTACGGCTCGTAGTATACATAACTGGTCGGCTCTTGATGGATCGAACTATCTAGGTTTAGGAACAACATTTAAATATTATATAGAAGAAGGAGGATCGTTTAATGATATCACTCCTAATAGAGCAACAACTACTAATGGTATTACTTTTGCTGCAACTAATGGTTCCGCCACGATAACAGTAACAGATTCGGCTCATGGTGCAGTGGAAGGTGACTTTGTAGTTATTGCAGGTGCGGTGTCTTTAGGTGGTAATATAACTGCCACAGTTTTAAATCAAGAACATCAATTAGTAACAGTTCCAAACGCAAACACTTACACAATCACAGCAAGTGCCACAGCCAATGGTTCAGATACAGGAAATGGTGGTTCAGGTGTTGATGGCGTATATCAAATAAATACTGGTTTGGATACCACGGTTGGTGGAACAGGATGGGGTGCTGGATTGTTTAGCGGTATAACAACCACGGCAATACAAACACAGTTAAATGAAGCCTTAGATAATAGCGAGACTGCTATCGATGTAGATGACGAAACTGGAATGAATACTGCTGGAGACGTTATATTAGTTGACGAAGAATTAATGCTTATTTCAGCTACTGCTGATGACAATACTATGACCGTAACAAGAGGGCACAGTGGAACAACTGCCGTGGCTCACGATGATAATACTCTTGTACGATTAGTTGTTGGTAATACTTCTACGGATTCCGACTTTACAGGTTGGGGTATAGCATCAGCAGGAGGTGTTACTGTAACAAACGAACTTAGACTTTGGTCTGAAGATAATTTTGGAGAAGATTTATTACTTAACCCAAGAGATGGGGCCATCTATTATTGGGATAGATCAGGTAATTTATCTACAAGAGCCGTGGAGATAGGTACATTAGCTGGTGCTAGTAATACGCCAACTGTTGCTAAACAAATTATGGTATCTGACCAAGACAGGCACGTTATTGCTTTTGGAGCAAATGCCTTGGGGGACACGGTACAAGATCCATTGTTAATACGTTTTTCATCTCAAGAATCTTTAGCTAATTGGACACCGACTGCTACAAACACAGCTGGTGATTTAAGGCTTGGTGGTGGATCGGAATTTATTCAAGCTGTTGAAACCAAGCAAGCTGTTTTAGTTTTTACAGATAAAACACTACATGCTATGAAATTTATAGGCCCTCCATTTACATTTGGACTGCAAGAACTATCTAAAAATATAACTATAATGAGCCCAAGGTCAGCTGTTGCTGTTGATGACGTTGTTTATTGGATGGGTAAAGATGTTTTCTATGTTTATAGTGGAGGTCAAACACAACAATTACTATGCACTGTAGAAGACAAAGTGTTTTTAGACATGAATCAAACTCAATCTGAAAAAATTTATGCTGGCGTAAATAGTGAGTTTGGTGAGATAATTTGGTTTTACCCAAGTGCTGATGCTGCTAATAATGATCGATATGTGATTTTTAATTACAATGATAAAACGTGGTATTATGGAACAATGGCTCGTGACGTTTGGGTGGACAAAGGACTACGACCAAATGCTTTAGCAGCAAGTGGTGGATATTTATATAACCAAGAAATAGGCTATGATGAAGATGGTAGTGCTATGACATCCTATATTGAATCTGCTCCTGTAGATATGGGTGATGGAGATAAATTTAGTTTTATAAAAAGAATTATACCAGATGTAACTTTTAATGGTTCTACAAATACAAACCCTTCTATTTCGTTTATAATAAAGTCTCGTAATTTCCCGGGAGCTAGTTTTTCTAATGAGCCTAATGGTTCAGGTTCCGCTGTAAGAACAAGCACTTCCCCTGTAGAAACTTTTACTGAAAAATTAGATGTAAGAGTTAGGGGAAGATCTTTTGCTTTACGAATTGAATCATCTGATCTAGGATCTAAGTGGAAGTTAGGATCTCCTAGAATTGATATTAGAGAGGATGGTAGACGATAATGTTAATTACTAGTATCCCTCAATATGTTCAAGGATTAACCAATGCTAAACTTGATTTAACCACAACAGACGCAACTGTGTTATATACGGCTCCTAGTGCGACAGATTTTAACTCGTCTATTATTCATTCAATTTTAGTATCGAATGATTCGGGAAGTGCTGATACAATAACTGTGACAATTACAGATAGTGCTCCTGCTGTTTTTAGTTTATTTAAGGTAAAAGCAGTTGCTGCAAATACAACTATCGAGCTATTGACAAGGGATTTACTTCTACAAAGTGGAGAGATTTTAACGGTAACGGCAGCAACGGCTAATAGACTTCATGTTGTGGCTAGTGTACAAGAACTTACAAAGACAAGAATTAGTACGAGTGCTATCTTATAGCATTGAACAAATAAAACTTTCATGGTAGGATATTTGGCATGACTGCAGAACAAAAAATAAAGTACTTACCCGCTGGCGGAATTGCAGGTTTTGTGATGTCGGACGAGCAAGTAGAGCAACTAGAGGCCGAAGAGCTACAAGAGCAATACGGTACAACTGGAATAGCTCAGTTTTCTACTATTGGTAAGAACATGGCTAACTTCGGGAGACACGGAGATGATACCGTGGCCCACGTTGAAACAGGCGAGCTCATCGTCCCACGGGCCTTGATTGAAAATAACCCAAAATTAAAAGAAAGTATCTTCCAACATCTTAGAGAACTAGGTGTAGAAGATCCTGAAAGATATGTGGTTGGCGAATCTAACAACAGTTTGAACCCTACAACAGGATTACCTGAGTTTTTCTTTAAGAAATTATTTAAATCAGTAAGTAAAATGGTTAAAAGTGTTGGTAAAATTTTAAAGAAAGCTGCTCCTATAATTATTCCTATAGCTCTTAACTTCATAGCTCCGGGATTAGGCGCGGTATGGTCTGGAGCTATAGGTTCAGGTATTGCAACGCTTGTTCAAGGTGGAAGTATAAAAGATGCGTTTAAATCAGCTTTAGTTGGCGGAGCTACAGGAGCCCTTACAGCAGGATTTTCAGGAAACAGTGGTAGTTTTATGGGCAATGTTTCTGCGGATGTAAGCATGGGAACTACTAACATAGGAAATGCTTTTTCTCAAGGAAGTTTTGCTCCTTTACAAAGCACCACGGGTCCTAGTATAGAAGGTCTTTTTGATGGGAAATCTTCCGTAAATAACGCTGACATGGCCTCCACAACCGTAGATTCTTCCGACTTTGCTACTTCCGCAAGTGGACAGCAGCCGGGTACTTTTGGGACTGACGGAAGTGTACAAGTGGCCGGAGACAATGTTTATCCAGAGTTGGGAACTTCTTCAACAAACGTCAATGGTTACCGAGTGGATGCTAGTGGAAGATTTGTTACAGGTGGAGGAACTCCACCTGCAAAACCTGTAGACAGCAATGTTTTTGGAGCAGACGAGTTTACTGATTACAACCAGTATTCAAAGTTTGGTAGTAGCTCAGGTATTGATGACGCTTTTATTCCACCAAAAGCACAAATTACTCCACCAAAATCTAAGTCTATGTTTGAAACTTTTACAGAAGGTTCCGAGAAAGCAGGGGATTACATGTTCCGTGGAGGTAATACTAAAGATCAAATTATACAAGCCCAAGATCTCGCCCACCAAAAATATTTAGCCAACGCTAAACTTAATAATATTCGTCCAACACAAGCAGGAATTGACGCTGCTAGGGCTTCAGCAGGACCAAGTATGTACGCTAAATACGGACCAAGTTTAGCGGTAGCTGGAATTGCAGGAGCCGCAGGGGGAATGTTTGACACCCCTAAAGAAGAAGAAGAAGAAGAAATAAGGACAGGAATGGACGTTTATAACGAAAATCCAGACACATACAATGTAGGAGATTTGGATCCTATATATATACCCGGAGATTCAAATGTAGGAACTAAATACCCTTATTACCGACCTAGAAATGTTCAAACGGTTGCTCAAGGTGGCCAGATTTTTCCAAGACGAGTAGGTGGTATCATGCCTAATGAAGGTATTCCTAACCAAGA